TGGTCGAAAGGCTGCGATGACGCGCAAGCGCCGCGCTGCCGCTCGCAGCGCTACCGCTCGCAAGGCATGGCGGACGCGACGCGCGTAAACCGATTGTTGCGGGGGCGGCACCTACATGGTGCCGCTCTCGCCGCAGCGATCATGCTGCCCCGCTTTGCAGCGGGTCATTCAAATGGAGTCACCCAATGGAAAACTTACCTTCACTCTTACTGATTGGCGTCGTCATCTACTTCCTGCCCGCCATCGTGGCATCGAGTCGGCGCCATCGCAATCGGTTAGCGATCGGCATTCTCAACCTGCTGCTCGGATGCACGCTGCTCGGATGGATCGTGGCCATGGTGTGGGCTTGCACCTCCGACGTGGAGCCAAGGCCGCAAGTGACCTACGACTACGGCAATCGCATCGCGAGCAGCATCGCGAGCAGTAGGTGGTTTCCTGATTCACAGCGTGTCTTCGGCATAATGGTGTTAGTTGCAGCGATCGCTCTCGGAGTCGTCTCTTGGGTCGTCAGTAGCCGCTACGAGGCCACCGTTGCCCCCGCGCATCAGTCGGAGACCGTAGGCGAAAGAGCGCTCCTCTGCGGTATAGCGGGGAGCTGCTGAGTCAGCGTGGGAACGCTAAGTGAGCAGCGCATTGCCGGCCCCGGCCCCACCGGGACCGGCCTTGCAGTGTTCACCGAACACTCCCGCGGTTTGCACGCGGGTCATCACAATGGAGTCACGAAAATGAAAGGCTACAATTTCCGAACTTTCGATCTGCATTGCTTGGCACATCGATTGGAAGAGCATGAAAAGACGCTCGATCGATTAGCTTTCTGCTTTGACACGTACATTGAATTCAACGTGGCCGGACGCGAACCTTCGCGTTTTGCTGACGGTAGCGTAGCAATGGACGCTGACAAATCACGGCGTCAACTCGATACGGCAATCGCCGCTCTATTGGGGCACGCCGATCCATGGGAGGGCTGCCCATGATCACCACCCAGCGGCCGATCTGCGGCTGGTGCGGCAAGCCTTACGGCCAACGCGCCACCACGACCGCTTGCATCGTCTGGCGCGAGGGCGAGCCCCGTGCGTCGTATCGCGGCAACGGCATCGTCCTGAAGACGTCCGAGCATGGCCCGACCCGCTTGCTCGAAGAGACCCTTGGCCGACCGAAGACCGACCAAGATTGTTATGCTTTCCTTCGAGTGTGGGACGGTCAAACGTGGTGGCGGCCGTATGAACCCTTCTGCACACTGCGGTGCGCGCTGGACTACGCGCGGCGCGCGTTTCGCAGGTACGGCGACAAGGTCTAAACTTGGCGATCAAAACCCCGGCTCAGGGATGGACCCCTGGCCGGGGTTTTTTTATGCGCGGCAGCCATTTGCAAGGCTTGGCGAGAATGGAGTCGAACGCCAGCCATGGCGCCGCAGCAGGTTATTATTCTAGGCATGAAACGCTCTGCGCGCAACTCCGCCCATTTCGGCAGAGGGCTGCGCCAGATTGCGGGATTGCGCCGTTTCACGCTGAAAAAGCCTCTTGCGCCCTAGGCCGCAGTGGCCTATGTTCCGGATTGCGTGCTTGCAACACGCGTTACCAAAATGGAGTCACCCCGATGAGCATTCCCGAATTACGTGCCGCACTCGATGCGGTTGGCGCCGATACGCTCGCCGTGAGAGCGCGCGTTCTCGGCATTGGTCGATCGACCTGCTTCTCGATCTTTTATGACAATAGCCGCAAGGGTCGCGGCATCTCTGCAAGGGTTCTCGTGCGAATGCTACGCTCACCGCATCTGCCGGCGAGCGCGCGCGAGGCCGTGGTGCAATACGCGACGGCCAAGGCGCGCAATTACCAGATCGAGCGTAACCGCAGAAAGTTCGTCGCCAAGCTTCGGCTCGATCTCGCGAATGACAATCAGCCGGGTCAGGTATCATGAACAACGGAGCGGCAATGAACGTCCCCAATCTCGATGCCATGACAGAAGTCGAACTGGATCAGTTTTCCAATCACGCTAGGACGCTGGCACAGTACGCCAACATGAGAGCGATGGCGATAACCAATCGCGCGGCTGGACGCATCAACGAAGCCATCCGCATCGAGGCGCACCTCGAAAAGCTTTATCAGATACTCCCAACTGAATGGCGATGGTGAAAACACATGAGCGATGACCTATCTCGTCCGATTGCATTCTTCGAAGAGCGCACGTTCGAAGCACCCAATCTCGACGCCATGACGGTTGACCAATTAAACAAGTTCGCCGGCTATGCCTCGACGTTGTGTCAGTATGCCTCGCTGAAAGCGACGGCAATGCTCTGGCGCGAACAGGGCCGGATTGAAGACGCCAAGCGCACCGAGGCGCATCTCCAAAAGCTTTATCAGATGCTTCCCGTAGAATGGCGATGGTGAAGCAATGCCGATGATGATGGAAAAACTCTATGACGCACTGTGTGCCGGCAATGTCCCGGATGAGAAGGCTCGCGCCGCAGCGGTAGAAGCAGCGAATTTCGATAATCGCTTGGCCAAATTAGAAGCCGATTTGATGCTGCTCAAATGGATGATCGGGTTTGATCTTGCGTTCACGATGGCAATCTTGTGGAAAGTCTTTGTTCGCTGAAACATCGACGAAAGCCGGAAGAGGTTTGCGAATGAGAGTCTCCGAAGAGCACTCCGACTACGACGCCCATATGCACGAACTGCTGCTGAAAGTCAGCACTGTTTTTGATGGCATTGACGTAATCGATATTGCGCAGGTCACCGCGCTTTGCTGCGCGTGGGCGTGCCATGCATCATCCCAATTCGCGGACAAACGAAGCAACACGCTGTCCGTGATGATCGACTTCATGCGCAGGGAATTCAGGAAGATGGAACACAGCGAAGGCAACGGATGGACGATGAACTGAGATTTTTCTCTTACTGCGTCAAGAATCGTCGAATCCGTCGCGGCAGGTTCACTAGATACTCTTGCTGTCTCTCCATCACTCCAGGTGGTGAGAGCAAGATGAGCACGAGGAACAATATTCCGACTATCGGCGCCATCATCAACACAAATACCATCAATGACTGCATCATCGGTTCTTGTTCTCCATCATGAATCGCAACTCCGCTATCAGACGACGCACCAAGGTGGCCTTGAGCGTCTCTGGATTGAGAGGAGCAAATTCTTTCTCCGCCTCCGCGATCAAACGCTCGATGTTATTGGTGTTGTGCATGACGTTGCTTGAGGAGCTGCTGAGTGAGCGTGACTACTGGCTCGTGCCAAGTAGTCCATCTGGTGACAGTAGTGACCTGAATAAGATCATCATGGTGAAGAAGGGTGCAAACCCCCAGTGGATGGAGCTTGCCTGCGCGCAGATGGAACGAGAGATGATACAGGCATTGATGCAACCTACTCCATCCTCGTGCCCGTGACGCAGTACCATGAATCGGCACCGAGCACCGAGACCTGCCCGTTCGGGCAACCGTTGGTCGCGTGCGAGAACGCGAACAACAAGGCGAACGCGATCACAAACATCGCGATAAGCGCAATGATGACGCGGCCGATTGGGCTTATGGACATGAGAACCAAACAAATGAAAAGCACCACCGCGGCCGAGTTCATCCGCCAGACTGGCCCCACCGGGGCGGTCGAGATTTACGTGGTTCGGCCGCGCCAAATACTTCGCGGTGTACTCGACGGCGACTTGAAGGTTGCGCGCTTCGCGCAGATCATTGAGCAATCGATCTCTCAGATAGTGGAGAAAAAACGGCCGCCGCTCTGTCTGCTATGCGATACCCAGTTTGGCCACTCGCGCCCGCTCCCTGCCGCTTTCGTGATCACGGTGCCATTCCTCTGCGATTGGATCGCGGGTGAAAGCGTGGCAGTTGCGAGCGGCGTGTGCAGGAAGTGCGCAACAGAAAAATCGGACAACGAAATCGGTCAGGGCGCCATGCGGCTGCTCGCGGCGCGCGAGATCCCAACCGGGTCGGCGTGACATGGCCAAGATCAGCAAAGCCGAACGTCGCCGCATCGCCGATCAGTATCGCGAATTGATTGCCGCGCTCGGGCTCTCTCAGATCGCGGCGGCGGAGTTCCTGGGGATCTCGCCGCGGCAGTCGCGGCGCTGGGCCTTGGGCGAGACCGTGCCGGACGTCCGGGCCGAAATCGTCCTGCGCCTGATGGTCGCGTACGACATCAGCGTGGATACCGTGAACAGACTGCTCAAACGGAAGGATCTGAAAAAATGAAAACGCTACTCGCGGCTCTCGCTCTCATCATCTGCGTCGCCACGTCGGCAACCGCGCAGCAATCAAACAGCCGTAACGCTCGAAGCTTCTATGATGGCAACGGGCATTTTTCTGGCAGCTCGACCACGTACGGAAACTCGACATCTTTCTCGGATCGCAACGGCCACTTTGACGGCAATGCGATTCGCAACTCCGATGGCACCACCAGCTTCTACGACCGCAACGGGCACTTCAGCGGAAGCGCGAGGCCCAGATGAAAACAGATTGGACCAAAACCATTGAGGGCATGCCGATGGTGATGGTGCGCGAGTTAATGCTGAATCTACGGCGGTACCTGCATACACGCGACGGTATTGCCGACTTAACCCGCTATCTGATCATCAAGACGGGCCGCCAATATGCTGTCCCGCTGCTCGCAGAACGGATCACTTGTGACGAACGACGACCGTGCTTGTCATTCGGCGAGACCTACATCTTCGAAATGGTATCCAAAGGACGCGTCGAAATTATCATCAACGGTCAAACATGGTCACCCACGAAAGTTCGGCGCACCGGAAAAAGGATGACTGACGCGCTAATTACTGAAGGATTGTTGCGGCCAGCCACGCAAGAGGATTTGGAGCATAGCGGACATTCTGACAAAGACCTATTCGCGCTTACTGACGCCGGCATCAGTCTATGCTGTGCACGCAAGATCAAGCGCTTCGACCGGGCCACCGCCGAACGCTACGTCGCCGAACTGCTCGACCGCGCCGATGCCATCAATGCCAACCCCGATCTTTTGTGCCGTGTGAAACGCATCGTGGCTTACGGCAGTTTCATTAGAAAGGATGCTGACCTGGGTGACATTGATCTGGTCGCCGAACTGGAACGTAAGATCGGCGGCGATGGTCAGCGATATGTCGATGTCAGCGACGCACGCTGCAAGGCCGCTGGCCTAGATCCTTATAACATTTGGGACTATGGCAAGCTTGAAGTTGATCGATTGTTGCGTGCCCGCAAGCGCTATCTACAACTCATCGTCGGGTACAAATATGTCCATCAACAGCTCGCCACGCTCGGTTGCCCTACTCGGCAAATCTATCCGCGCAGGAGATCCAAAATGAAACATTTGAGCTAGGAAAGGCGGTGCACCTCAATCGGGCGGCGTGGGACTCGGTTGTTCCCAGAAAGACATTCTGCGGGACCGCTTTTCCTGCGGACACTCAACCCGTTCAAGAATGTCAACCCACGCAACTTTTCGAAGCATGCGCCGTGAGCACACGGCCGCAGAGCGTGCGGCCGGCATCGCCAACGCTGTTCAACCGTGGCCGGTGAAGCAACCATGAAAGTAAGACCGCCGGAAGAAGAAAACGCGATCACGTGGCTCCTGTTATACATCGGTGCTCATTGGCAAGAACAGTTTATTCCAGAAGATGATTTGAACCAAGCGGTCAACGAATTTTTGCGGATACCAAGATGTCTTCTTTTAATCGATCTGCTGAAGAACAAAAAGCTGAAGTTACACGTGCATGATAGGGCGACAAAAGATCGAACCGGTTGCTGGCTGTCAATCAGTAGAGAAGGATGAATTGCGATGGATGCCCGCACCGCCGCCGTACTGAGCCAGGAGCTTTGCGAGAAGATCGCGCCCATCCTCGGCGGCCACGATCCAGCCGTGCAAAGCGCCGCGCTTGCCGATCTCACCGCCATGTGGCTGGCGGGGCATTTCGTGCCCGATAACGTCGCCGGAACCAAACAATTGCGCAAAGAATTGCTGCGCGAGCACGTGAAGCTGATCCGCGATCTCGTTCCGCTCAACGAACAAAAACTGCTCGCCGGTTTGAGGAAACATTAGCGACAAATGACTACCTTGCGGCATCGATGCAAAGCCGTGCTCGACAAACTACAAATGGATGCCATCCTGCGGCAGGGCGATCCAGTCGAGGATCTCGTGGCATTTGTACAGGCAGAGAAGGGCAGAGCAGCGGACGAACGCCTGAAGGATACCATGCCTCTCATTCTCTACTTTGCGAGCGAACGGGATCGTGAGGAGTTCATCGCGCTGGTGCGGGAAGCAAAGCCGAACATGACGGTAAAGAGGATGCCATGACTTCTACGGCGGCCCTCGACGTATCGGCGCCCCGAACACTTGCCATCCCAAAATCAGGAACAACACAAATAGTAGCACGCTGTTGCCGACGAACGTGTATGCGCCGGCCACCACGGCGAAGTGAACGAGCAGCCCAAACACGAACCAGATTAACATGATGATCCAAAACACGAGACCGAGAGTCATGGCATCATCCTCATCGCTCTTAGCTCCAAGGCCAGCATTCCAGATTCTTCAACTCTTCCGATGTGACACCCGGATGCCGCTTGCAATAAAAGTAATCCGCACACTCTCTCAGTTGTTTATCAGATGCTCCGGATTTCCCCATCTCCGCAAAAGTCTTTGCGGCCACCTCGTCGTAGAAGTAAAGAATGCTGTAATAGCCATCCGCACGACACTCATTCACAACAGCCCATCTCTCAGGCAGAATGTCCCAAAGCTTATGTTCTTGCAGACTCATCCGATCATCGTGGTGATGTCGAAGGGTTTGATTGCCCCGGTGCGCGATCGCAAGCCCATCATCATGGCGAGAGCGCTTGCCCCGTCTATCCTGAATCGCGCCTTGTCCTTGTCGAGTTTTCTGTTGCCGGCGGGATCCATCGTGCTGATCGCATTCGAAATATTCCAATTCATCACTGGATTATTTGGATGTATCAGCTTGCGCTCGAAGATTGCCAGCTCCAACGCGTCGATCGCCGGACCCATGTCCCGGAAGCCTTGCCCCCACGGTACCAAGCGCAATCCGTTCCCGCCTCCTCCATTGCCCTCGGTGCTACTGTCTTTGTAGGCCGCCAATCCAACGCGATCGAATTCCCGCAAGAGATCCTCGATGCGCCAACGATCGTAGGCCAAGCCGCGAACGGTGAAACGTTGACACAATTCGGCAATCAGCGTTGCGATCACCTCTGGATTTATGCTTCTTCCGGGCGACGTCCGCAGATGTCCGGCCTTGTGCCATTCCAAATAGCGCAGATTGCCCGAACCGAAATCTCTGTTAGAATGCTCGATCAGCAGATCGGTCGGCTTCCAGAAAAACACGCGCGTGCGGCAGGGATCAGTTGCCGAGCCCATCGCGAGCGCCGCCAGATCGATCGTGCTTGCGAGATCGAGTCCCAGATAGATTTGCTCGCCAGCCTGGAATTCGACCGGCCCGCAACACGCCATCCATTCCGCGCGCGAGATCAGCGTCGCCGTCGGGGCAATGCGTTGGTTCAAAAAGAGATTGCGCACCTTGGGCTCGTGCGATGGGAGGCGGATGGCCTGCCTCACCGCCGCTTGCAGATCTTCGCGGTCGCGGAAAATGTCGAGCGCCGGGTTGGCTTTCTTCCACTGCTTCTCATCGTCCAGATCGCAGCCTTCGTCAGCGGCATGCAAATGGCAAATGATTGTTGGATCCAGCTTCGATAAACCGTCATCGACCAAGCGCGAAAAAATATGTTCGGGATCGTTCGATTGCGTCGAGATCGCGATCAGGAGCGGCTCATCGCGCGCGCCGAACGCGGTGTCGAACGCGTCATACAAATCGCGACTTTTAGCTTGTGCCAACTCATCATAGATCACGACGCTCGGAAGAAAGCCAAACTTGGTCCCCGCCTCTGCTGACACCGCGCGATAGATCGAACCCGTCAGCTTGCCGATCATCGTCTTTGTTGAGTTGATGATCTCGATCTTTTCGCGCAGCACCGGCTCCAGTTCGACAATCTGCCGCGCGAATTTGAAAATGATACTGGCCTGATCTCTGTCGTTCGCCGCGCTGTAAATTTCGCCATTCGGGATCGCTTGCGGCCCGACCAAATGCGCCAGCGCAAGCGCAGCAATCAAACCGCTCTTGCCGTTCTTGCGAGCTATACTCAAGATCGCGCGCCGCACCACGCGTCGGCCGTTGACCTGGGGCTCATAAACATCCCGCAGAAATGCTTTTTGCCACGGCGCCAGCTTGAAGGGTTTCCCCTCGCCCTTGCCCGAAGGGACCGTCAGCTTTTCGATGAACTCGATGACCCCAGCCGCGTCGCTCTTTCCGTGCGCGGTTCGCTTAACTCGCGAGAAGTCCGTCAAATTTCGTTGGCGGCCGCGGTTCTCCGATGCCGCTCGTGATACGAGATCGGGACGCGGGAGTAAGTCCGAACTCCGATGCATACCTCACCATTTGCGCAGCGGACCGTTCCGCCAGGGCAATAAGCGGATTGACCCGGTCGAGCTTACCGCGCTTTTCAATCATGAGCCCGCGTACCTTGGCAAGTTCTTCGGCCGTCCGCCACCGTTCGTAGGCCAGACAATACGCGGCGAGGGCGTTGATATCGACCAGCGAGAGCAGCCGCATTCGATGCAGCTCGGGCGTGATCCGCCGCCACTCCTCAAGCGCGTAGCCCGATAGGAACGCGGGCGGCTCGGGCACGCTCGGAAACATCGAAGGCTGGGGCTCATCCGTGTTCGTCGGGTACTTCCCAGGGTTTCCCCGAAGGAGCTTCAACGCTGTCGGTATCGGGCGCGGGCCTCGCGGACCACCAGCCATCCTCTCGCCTCCTCTGGCTCACCTACGCAAGAACTCCGGGATATCCAGCATGTCCTCACCGCGACCTGTGGGCGTCCAGTTGGAACGCACCGCATCGCCTTGCAGCCGCGCAAAACCGACCGATTTGTCAGTGTCGATTTCGGCCCCTTGATTCAACTCACTTTTTTCGTGGTTAAGTGTGACATTTTCGGGGGGGGCTATGTCTGGTGCCATGTCATCGTTTTTGTCACGGCTAGCACGTTTACGACAGGCTGTTGAGCAATACCGCACGTCCGCTCTGGCAGTCCCCGCGATCACATTGGTGCACCCCCGCGCTTCGCACGGCCGACCGCCAGGGATCATGCCGTGTCGCTCCTCGCTGGTGAGCGCCATGCATTCCGAACAGTACGCCCAGCCCTTGCTATCAAACTTCTTGCCGCAAGCCCGGCAATTGATCACGAAACCATCTCTTCCGCGGCGCATCGGCTTCGGCATGTAACCCGCCGCGCCAGTAGGCGAAATCCATTGGACGTTGAAAGCGTCGAGATCATCCCCTGCGATTCGCTCGCGGCGTGGCCTGGATTGCTGCGCCCGCATTCGGCGCTCCTCACGATCGCGCAGCAGAGCTTCGGCGAGCTTTTCAACTTTGGGCATGCACCCACCACAACACGAGAATCGCAATCGCCGCAAGCGCGAGCAGGACGGGAACCACGCGCCGGCCGACCCGCCGCGACGCCAGAACGACAAACCAGGGCCGCCGCTCCCGGCGCGATCTCTTTGCCAAAACCGCTCAATTTTATGCACGTTTGATTTTATTCAACGTTCTCAAGGCGTTGGAACCCAAGATTCCGAAGGCCTTCGGAATCTAGAACGAAGCGAAAACCCCATGTTACCGGGCGG